GTAAACACGAGCTGGTATATAAAGACTGGATTCGGCTGTTGCGGGAGGACCAGCAGGCTATCCTTGAGATAGTATTGAACTGGCACAAACGATTGACGCTCTTGTTTGCGGATCTGCTGCTGGGCGAGCAGCCGCGAATTATGGCTGGTGACAAGGACAGTCCGGAGCAGGAGGCAGTAGAGAGAATCATTGAGGATAATGATCTTTTCAATGTGGCTTATGAGGTAGTTCTGGACGTCAGCAGATATGGAACCGGGATATTCAAGATACGTTACGACGGCCGAGCTATAATTGAAGGTCAGCAGCCGGCGATATGGTTTCCGGTGGTTAAGCCGGACAATATTAAAGAGATTCAGGCACATGTGCTGGCATGGACTTACGAAGAGGACACCCAGAAGTGGGGCAAGACCATTACAAAGAAGTACTTACAGACCGAGATACATGAGAAAGGTAAAATCACAACAGCAAAGTACCCGATTGAAAATAATATCATCGGTCCGGCTATAGAGCAAGAAGAAACAGAAACCGGTGTAGATGGGTTCTTGATTGTGCCGGTGAATAACATCCTCACCACCGACAGGGTAACTGGCCTTGATGATTACATTGACCTGGACAGCATCATTCAAGAGCTTGAGATTCGTATTGCACAGATAAGCCGCATATTAGATAAGCATGCAGACCCGAATATGTACGGTCCGGACACAGCACTTGAGCGTGATCCGATAACGGGGCAGTGGGGATACTGGGGCGGAGGCAAATACTTCCCGGTAGGGCAGGGCGAACAACCGCCCGGATATATCACATGGGACGGCCAATTGGAAGCATCATTTAAACAGATTGACTTGCTCATGGAGCAACTATATATTTTGAGTGAAACATCAGCAGCGGCATTTGGACAGCTCAAGTCTGGACTGGCTGAAAGCGGAACCGCATTGCGCCGATTGATGATGACACCACTGGCGAAAGTAAACCGTATCCGTATGAGATTTGATCCGGCTCTGAAAGAGGTTCTATGGCTGGCATCAATGCTGGAGAAAGCACAGGGTATGAGTGGAGCTGTGGTGCTGGGGAATATTCACATTGATTGGAAGGATGGCCTGCCGGATGATGAAGCCGAGCTTACACAGAATGAAGTCCAGAGGTATACAGCAGGCCTGACCAGTCTTGAAGGCTCACTAAGAAGACTATATGGGCTTGAGGGGCAGGCACTACAAGAGGAAATAGACCGCATCAAGAGCGAGCAGGCTGGGCAGGGAGCCACTGAACTGCCGACTATAACTCTGCCGCCAGCTGAAGAGGAAGAAGGCGAAGGTGAAGAATAATGGCAGATGTAAGGAGGTTCAGTGACGCCGAAATAAACCGGCTTGTTAAATTCTACGAGCAGGCAGAGCGAGAAATACTTGATCGGCTGAACCGGGCGCTACTTCGAGGTAATAAAATAGAATACCTAGTACAGATGAAACGAAACATTGAAGCCATCCTGCAGCAGCTAAGAGAGGGAAACCGAACATGGTGCGAGCAGGCTATCCCTCGGGTTTATTCAGAAGGACTCAAAAACGCTGATATAATGTTGAAAGATATGGGTACTTCGACATCTGCAGCCTTCGGCGCTATCCATCAACAGGCGGCGCAGGTGCTTGCAGAAAATGCGTTTCATAGGTTCGAGGATGTTATGCAGGTGATAGGTCGGCAGGTGAACGATATATACCGGGAGCTGGCGTTGGAAAACGTCAGAGGAACAGTAGTAGGCTACGATACGTGGAAACAGACAGCCAGAAGATTCAGGGAACAATTAGCAGAGCGGGGTGTGACCGGATTCAAAGACCGATCCGGCCGCATGTGGAATATGCGGACCTACTGCGAAATGCATGCAAGGACAGTTTGTATGGAAGCCCACCTGCAAGGCACAGCAAACCGCCTTGTAGAGCAGGGGCATGACTTGATTAAGGTAAGTACTCATCGGGGAGCCTGTGAACTGTGCCAGCCATGGCAAGGAAAGATACTGAGCATCACAGGGAAAACAAAAGGCTACCCCACACTGGAAGAGGCAAAAGCAGCCGGGCTTTTTCAT